GGGCTGGCGGCAAGACGTACAAGTTTAAGTCTGTCACACAACGCGGGGTTAGTGACCGCTTAGCCTGCATGCCTGATGGATCCACATGGTTTGTGGAGCTGAAGGCTGCCAAAGGGCGCCTGTCTGAATTACAAAAACGATTTGCTGACGACGTTATTGCGTTGCGACAAAACTACGTTTGTTTATGGACTAAGGAAGGAATTGATCAATGGATATTGAATTTGAAAAAATAATTGACTACAACCCCGACACCGGAAAAATGTGTTGGCGTGTAAGCGTAGGGCGCCGCGCTAAAGTTGGTGCTGAAATCGGGCGTACGACCCACGACGGATATCGAAAAGTAAAAATTAAAGGCCGTATGTATTTAGTGCATAGATTAGCTTGGAAGTTGGCTTATGGTGTGTGGCCATCTAATGATATCGACCATATTGACGGCAATCGGCTTAACAATAGCTTGTCAAATTTGCGCGATGTGACTAGATCTATAAACGTACGCAACAGCCGCCGCCGTGTGGATAACAGTAGCGGAATTGTTGGGGTGAGTCAAATCTATCACCCAACTAAATTTTGGGCGGCGCAATGGTTTGATGGAAAGAAAAAAAGCAAATGGTTTTCAGTAGCTAAATACGGAGAAGAGGTCGCAAAACAAATGGCTATTGATTATCGGGCAGCCCGCATTAAAGAGCTAGGCGGTTACACCGAAAGGCACGGCACATGAAACTGCGTCCGTACCAAGACGAAGCCGCCGACTTCCTATACGAGCGTGACCGGGCGATGATCTTGGCGCCTGTTGGGGCTGGCAAAACTTGTATCACGCTGACTGCGATGCAAGCGATGGTCAAGGACGGCTACGCAAGTCGGTTCCTTGTCTTGGCGCCGAAGCGTGTCTGCACGGACGTGTGGCCAATTGAAGTTATGAAGTGGGCGCCAGAGTTAGACCACCGCGTGGCCGTGGGTAGCCCTAAAGACCGAGCGGCAGCACTACGCTCGTTTGTGGCGATAGTGGTCACTAACTACGACAACATCCAGTGGCTGGCCGAGCAGGACTTGTCCGACTTCGATGCAATCGTGTTCGACGAGCTGACCAAACTCAAGAACCCCTCCGGCACACGCTTCAAAGCGCTGCACAAGATCATCGACCAGTTCAAAATTCGCTGGGGTCTGACCGGCTCATTCACCAGTAACGGTCTGGAAGACGTTTTCGGCCAGTGCAAGATCATTGACGAGAAACTGCTGGGGCGGGCTAAGGGCGCCTTCTTGCAGCAATACTTTGTATGTATGAACCGCGACTTTGGTCAGTGGGCACCACGCCCAGGCGCCCTGCAGCTGGTCATGGAGAAGATCAAACCGGCCACCTTCGTACTAGAGCCTGGCGAATACAAAGACAAGCTGCCGCCCTGCCATGTGGTCGAGCTGCGCAGTCAGCTGGACGACCGGCAGCCGTATGAAAAGATGAAGAAAGACTTTGTGGTGCAGTTTCCGACCGCCGAAATACTAGCCGCCAACGCTGCAGCCGTTACATCAAAGTTGCAACAGATGGCGTCTGGCTTTGTGTACGACAGCAGCCGCGTGGCCAGTGATACGCCGGGTCAGTTCACTACGAGCAAGACAGCGGTGTGGTTTAGCAGTCACAAGTTTGACCGATTGGACGATTTACTGGAGGAAAACCAACATGCGAATACCCTTATTGTTTACCAGTTTCAGGAAGAGGTGGCAGAACTTCGTCGCCGCTATCCAAGGCTTGCCACCCTCGACGACGACCGGGCCATTGAGCGATGGAATGCCGGACAAATCGAACTTCTTGCCGTCCATCCTAAGTCAGCGGGACATGGACTTAATCTACAGCACGGGGGAAGCCACATGGTATTTTTGTCGTTGCCGTGGAGCCTGGAGCTGTACGAACAAACCGTTGGACGGCTGCACCGTTCCGGGCAACTGCACGACGTCTGGGTCTATATCCTACTCGCCGAGAAGACAGTTGACGAAAAGATCTGGGCAGCCCTGCACGACAAACGAGCGATTTCCGACATAGCGATGGAGGCATTGAAATGACTATTTTTATCCCGGTGTTATGGGTTTGCATTAACGCTCATTGTGAGTTCATGCAGAAAAGAGACTTCTTCACTAACGAAGAGGTGTGCAAGGAAGAGGTGCGTCAGCAAAAGCAGAAGATGCGTGATAGAGCCGCAGTAAGCGGTGGTGAGATTACGCAGTTAGAAGGCACTTGCATTGACGCGACAGTGGATAAAAACCTGAGAGTGAAGGGGGAGTGATGAGATACCTACTTTTATTACTGGCAGCGCCTGCAATCGCTGCCCCGCCCGACTACCTGACGTACACAAACGACATCAGTGTGCAGACGGTGTTAACCCAAGAGCGCCCCAGCTGGTGCCACGGCATGAAGATGGCCTTCGACATCGACGGGCTGCAGCGTGCCTACTACGGCTGCTGGGCGGGCTCGCAGGGCTTTGTGCATATTGAAATGTTGGACGGCAGCAAACGTATCATTCCGATGGCAAAATTTACCAAAATGAAAGAGGACACCAAATGACTGACTTTACCAAGTACGAAACCCAGCGTGAGATTCTGATTGACTACCTGCATGTCATGATCGCTAGATCCGATTGGCACGGCGTCTCAGATGTGGCCAACGATCTGCGCGAACTGGAGGCCGAACAACGTGAAAAGACTTGATTATTGGAAGGCGAAGCTGCCTGCCGCCCGTGCAGAGGAGCGCATACGCCAGAAAGAATTGAACCAAATGGCGCGAGCCTTTGAGCGGGCTGTCGAGAAGGTGACTGAAATTGAACAAAGGATAGAAGATGAAAAAGCAAAGTTGGCGCGCACTGAATGACCAGTTGCCGTCATTGTCAGAAGACGAGGTGTTCGCCCTACTGACGCATGAGACGCTGCATGAGCGCCGCAGCTCCCACCTGCAGCGCCTGCATCAGCGCTACTGCGCGCTGCGTGACGCCCGTGAACGGCTGGAGATCATGGCGAAGGCGGTACGTCCATGAAGTGTATGCAGTGCGGCAGCAAGACCCATGTAGTCAACACCACCCAGCAGCCAGGCGGCATACGGCGGCAACGCAGGTGTCCATCATGCAAGAACAATGCCTACTCAGCAGAGGTGTGGGTTGCAGGCAACGTGATGGTGGGAAAATCGATTTATACTAAGGACGAGGCGGCGTTGATAAAAAAGAAAGGCGTTGACGCCCGCCGTGCAAATGAAGACAGGAGGAAAGACGATGTTACGTGATGGCTACTTTATCAAGGAAGAACCACCCAAGATCGGCGCGCACTACACGCCGCAGTTGTATCAGCGCGACTCTACGCCAGAGGAGCGGTTTGTTCAGGACATCATGCTGGGCGTGCCCATACGGTACGAGTCGCCCGTGGTGAAGTTCTTGGGCAGGCTGTTGAGCGTATGAAGGAGCTTGCCCTCGTCTATTACGCGGCCATTGTGGTGGCGACCATTGGCTTTCTGGCCTTCTTTGTGCCTGCCGACCACTCGCGCCCCACGCCATCTGATTGCGTGGTGGCCGAAATATCCCCCGACATGTCGGCGCGCGACCGTGAGGTTTGCCGGCAGTTACGCCAGCATCGTCACCGCATGTGACTTAGCCTCTGCTACCCGGCGCAGCCAGCCTTTGCCGAAGGTTGCGAACGTTGGGAGCGCCTTGTAGAACAGCTCCTTCTCCATGCTGAACTTGGCAATCAAGTCTTTCTGATTGGCGGTCTTTATCGCCTGCATGGTCTTGGGGCCGATGACGCCATCAGGGTTCGTTCCAATCGCTTTTTGCAGGGTTCGGATGGCACGGCCAGGGCCAGCGTTGACCGCAAAGTCGAACATCAGATAGTCGAGGCCGGTTGGCAGCTCGTCGGCCTTGACCGCATCCCAGTACTTGCGCTTGTACAGCCGCGCTACCGTCACTGGGGTCAACGCGCGCATCTCTTTTTCGCCAACAGGATGACCGACCCATTCTTCCCAGACCCGTTTAGTGACGCCCAAGTTGGTCATGCCGCCTGGGTCAAGTTTGTGATGAACGAAACCCCCTTCATGCTGCAGAACTGCCTGCAGCGCCTGGCGGAAGTTTTCTTTCATTTCTTGTCAGGCGTCACAACCCCAATCAGACCAGCGACAGCCAACCCTGTGGCGATGATAGCGTCAGCCATCTGGGGCGCGATGGGCACGCCGGCAGCGGCCAAGAACAAGAACAGACCACGCCAAGTGGATGGCTCTTTAGCACGGGCTAAGATAAACGTCTTCATAACACCTCCTTATTTGTCCTGCTTGTGGTCAAGCCTGTCGAAGATCTTACCCAACATGTCGCGAATGTCGCGAATGTCGTCCTTGTAGTCCTCACGCGTCACATACGTGTGCGGCATGGCACGCACGTCCGTGTCCAGCCGGTCGATCGAGCGATGGATATTGTTCAACACCCAGCCGCCGAAGAACCCAGCGATCGCAACCGCGATATTGAATAAGACTTGCGAATCCATCTTATGCCCACGTACCTACGTTGACGTTAGCGCCCGATGCGCCGATAGGGTAAATCAGGAAGTAACTGTTTGCTGCGGTAGTGTACGCACCACCGGGAGCCGCTGACAAAGTGTACTGCGGAGTAAACGTGCCGCCAGAGTTAACCGACACTATACCTTTTATTACGATTTGCTGATAAACAGCCGCAGATGTTATACCGCTATTAAGTTGAGTTGACGATGCGGTAGCGATATAACTTAACATTGAGTTAGCTGAACCGTTACCAGGAGTAAGTGTCGTTGCAGAATATGCGTATAAGGCTTCATAACCTATATTGTTAATCGTAGCAGCCCCACCAAACCCTATGGAAAACGTATGCGAAGTAGTGCCGGCAGATTTTGTAAAAACATAGGTTGCTTCAAATGCGTATACTGTACTTGATGACAACGTAACACCTACGCCAAACACACTTTGCGCTGTATTGACGTTAGCACCCGCCAAAGATGAATCTAAACGAAAGAACTGCGCGCCGGGTACTACACCACGCTGTGTGCCTTGCGGCGTTTGGTAAAACACTTTGCCGTCGTATTCCGTTTGCCCAGCAACAGCGGGCGAAGATAATGATCCCGACTGCAGAACGAAAGGCTCTGGCGAAGTAATTCCGGTAGTGCCGTTAATGATGACTGCCATAATCAGCCCTCGTAAAGAATGTTAATTGTTCCAGCGTCGAAGGTATTAACCCCGCCAACGGTAGTAATACGAACCCGATCTAGCGTGTCAGAAAGAGTTTTGCTGCTGCCACCCATCCCCGACCTAGAACCACCAAAACTTACGCCAGAAACCCATAAATTTGACCCTTGCAAACTTATAGTCATAAGACCGTGATATACGTTAGCTGCTGCCGATATGTTTTCTACGAGCCCCAATCCAGTGGTAAACGCCGTATAGGTAGCTGTACTCGCACCCACTGTTGAGACAGACCCAAGATAACCCGTGGTTTCAAAACCACCTAAGTCGCCAAGTTGCACCATGTAGTCAGACGTTCCGTTTGTACTTAATCCTGCAAACATAATAGTGATGCGTTTTACCCACGAAGGCAAACTAGTAAAGTCAACACTCGTACCAGAAGCAGTAACCGTAGTACCCGACTTCAGTTGTCCATACGCGCCGGTGGACGTGACGTTAAACTGCGTTGTGCCATTGCTTTGAAGGGCTAGATCGCCGCTGGTGTCAGCGGTCTGGATATAGCCCGTTGAGGTGGATGCATTCAGAGTAACAGCCATAATTATTGCTCCGCAGAGGGTTCAGCCGGTGGCTCGACAGGCGCTTGGGCAGCCTCAATCGCTGCGATCTCTTCCGCAGTCAGCTCGACCTGTGTCACTTCGCCTGTTTGTACGTTCACAACGATTCTGTGCATGATGACCTCTTACTCGTAAAGGATGTT